GGAGGTACAGGTTTCACCTATGCAGCAGCAAATTCATGCGGATATGTGCAATTGGGTGATGTTATAAATCTTTCATTCTTATATAAAACAATTGGCACCGTTGTAACTGATTTGCAGGTTGAGATTAAGATAGATGTAGGAGGCGGTAATAATTACAAATATAAAAGGGTTTATGGAAGCGACCCTGAATGGAAATATAACTTTGCATCCGGTTACTATGAATTATTAGGTACAAGCAGTCAAACAAAAACAGAAACAATTGAAACTATTGTGGCACCTGCATCGGGTACATTGTATGTAACTTTTAAGGCAGCAGATGCTTCTATTGGAAATGTTATTAGAACTTCATCTATATTCTACAAAAAAAGAATTGTTTACAATCAAAATTCAACTTCTCCATATAAGAAAGAAACTACTACTAAACTTGGAGCGGCGCAACCTTATTTGAATACTACACAATCACAATGCCTACTAACTACATCAAATAATGCGCTTGTAAACTTCAGTAGATTTTCCGGTGGCAGTACGTACTCATCAATGATTAATCTTTTGCTATCGCAGTATTATAACATATTTTACAAGCCGGCTATCAACCTATCATTCACGCAGTACCAATTGTTCACAGGTAGCGGAGTATTAGGACTATTGCAAAACTTTGCGGTAACCGATCCGACCGGAAATGTATCAATCAGTTCTGCTAGATTTGTGATGGGTGCCTGTACTATTGATTATATCAACAATGTAATAACTGGCACCGGATTACAAGTAAGCAACACAGAAATCGCATTTACTCAAAGAGATACTTATACCCTATAATATGCCATCCCCCGTAACAGGCCAAAAGCTAAACATATACCGATACAATTCAATCGCAATGACCGACACACTTATTGCGTGTGCTAGGAATTGTACTTTCAGCGTGAATGTGAATGAAGTAGAAACAACAGGTGTATCATCTGCGTGGTTCAAAGAATCTCGCCCGGATGTGGCTTCATGGTCAATATCCTGCGATGGATTGGTGGTACTTGATAACTATTCGTACTTATTCATGCTCAATAGCCAACTTGCAAGGGAGATAGTATCTTTTAAGTTTGTTATTGATAATGGTACTTCCGGCGGTTTGGTAATTGTATCAGGCTTAGTATGGCTGCAATCAATCGCATTGCAGGGAAATAATAAGGATATATCAACCTATCAAGTAAACTATCAGGGTACAGGGGCTTATAGCTTAGCAGGTACAACGGTAACACCTACAGGGGTGGTTATTAGCGGTACTACAACGCAGGTACTGCAGTATACGGCATCCGGTGGGGAAACTTCCATCACTATTCCGGGAGGGGCAGGTAAAACGATGATATACGGTTCAAGGGGCGGTACATCATTCGAAACGATAGTGTATTCGGGAACTCCGGGAACAGGTGTTAAATGGACTATTGCATCGGGTTCGCTCGAAGTAGATTCAGGAGTGCCATTCTTAACAGGAGAGAAAATTATTATTTTAGTACAATAAACACTAATTATGTTACAAAGATTATTATTGATTACCCTTACTCTGTGTAGTTTGACTGCATCCGCCCAATGGCAGCAGACAGGGAGTAAGGTACGTTACGTGAATGGATTGGGTATTCCCACTAAAGACACGGCTGCCGGAGTTTCGGCTGATAGTTCGCAGATACTTATTAGGCCGGCTGATAGTTCGTTGTATGTGAAATATAAGCGGACATGGCTGCGTGTGGGAGGTGGTGCAGGGGGTGGGAGTATTGGGGGTAGCGGTACTACGAACTATCTACCTAAGTTTACTTCTTCATCTAATATTGGCAACTCACAGTTATTTGATAATGGAACAAGTGTGGGGATTGGGACAACAAATAATGGAGCTGATGGTGGAGTTTCGCCAAGATTAGCAATAGCAAACCCTTCTAACGTTGATAAGTTTGTAGGTATTGGATATGATAATGCAGGTGATTATGGATTTATTCATGCTATTCATAGAGCAAATGCTTGGAAAAATTTGGTGATACAAGCTTTTGGTGGGAACGTAGGTATCGGTACGGCAGTTCCGAGTTCATTATTAACAGTTAATGGTACAACGAAAATTTTAGCAGGTAATTCTTTAGCCTTAAATAGGCCTGATAATGGTGCTGCAAGTACAATATCAACAGATGCAAATAACAATCTTGTATTAACAGGAGCGTCAAGAATATCTCTTAGTGGCACAACCCTAATAAACACCACAACCGACAACGGAGTTGATAAATTGCAGGTGAGTGGGAGTGGGTTGTTCAGTAGCAGTGGTCAATTTGGAGGTACTCTTTCAAGTCAAGTTTCTAATGCGGGCGGTGATGGTGGTATATTATTTGTTAAAAATACATCTTCCGCTACTCTTAATAGTAAGGCTGTTTTAGCTTTTGCAACAGATGCAGGTGGTACATCATCAAATAACCCAAGAATACAAGCTATATTAAAAAATTCGGGAAATGGGGCTTCTGATATGGAGTTTTTTGTTCATCAAGGCGCAGGAGTAATATCTAAAACATTAACACTTGAATCAGCAGGCGCAGCAACATTTAGTGGTGCGGTTAGTGTATCAACCCTTGCCACTACAAATAACCTATCAGTAACCACTAATGCAACGGTGGGGGGAAGTGCTACAATTACAGGAAATACTCAAATAAATGGACTTATTGGAGTAAATACAACACCACAAACTTATGCAATAAAATTACAAAGTTCAGGTAATAATATTATTGAATTTGGCACTCAATCTGCTACAAATTATAGTAGATTTTTACATAGCAGTTCACAAGCTTTTGGTACAATTGGTAACGCATCCGGGGCAGGAATATCTGGTGGCTCAAATGGCGATTTTGCTATTGGAACTCCTACAGGTTCAAATAATATTATTTTTCATATAAATGCAGTTGAAAGGGTAAGAATAAAAACTGACGGAGAAGTTTTAGTTTTTTCTAGTACAGACAATGGTGCATACAATTTACAATGTAATGGTACAGGTGTATGGGGTGCGGGTGCTTATGTAAATGGTTCAGATTCTGCGTTAAAATATCAAATAAAAGATATTGACAATGCACTTCATTTAGTTATGCAATTGAAACCAAAAACATATAAATACAAGCCATTTTACAATAATTCAACTGAAACACAAACAGGCTTTATTGCTCAAGATTTAGAGAAAGTATTAAAGAATGAAATATACAAAGATGGAGTTGTAATTAGCGGAGGAAAATATAAAGGTGTTGCTTATGATGCTTTAATACCATTGCTTGTAAAAACAATACAAGAGCAGCAATCACAAATTGAAGATATTAAAAAGCAAATAGAAGAATTAAAGAAATTAATAAAACAATGAGTTACCTCCTAATCATACTCGCCGGCTCATTTAACGCATGGATGGATGTACTCATGTGGCATTACGATACTTCGGTATTTAAGCACCTTAATCGCAACTTTTGGAATCCTAACTATTCATGGCAAGTAGTAAAACCAACCCTCGGCATCGTTCGCTTGGATGGATGGCACATAGTAAAGTACGGTATGCTCATATCAATTGCAGCCGCTATTTATTTTGGAGGCGGTAACGTACTTTTGCTAATGTTAGCATGGTCAATTGGATTTGAAATCACTTATAAATTATTACGCAAATGATAACCGCAATCGCTCTATCAATCGCACTATCGGTAACTACTCCCGATACAATCCCATCCGCAATACAGGTTAAGCCTGTGGAGTTCAACCGACTTACCAAAGATACTATCACGCAAGTTACGTGGTCAGTATTCGGATTAACAAGAGATACTGCACAGGGCTGCAATACATACGTGGTTGCCTATGACCGCAAGGGGCGCAAAGTAACAGATGGTAATGTACCTATCCCTGCAAACATTGTACAAATGTGGGGAACGGATAACACCTTAATAGACGATTACATTCTAAAATTCTATAACTTAATAAAGCGTTAACAATGGAGCAGCACGTGGATAGTACTTCGGTACGTGGGTTACTAATTA